GCAATAAGCCTCTCTGCCACACTTCCATAGGTGCTCCTTGAGGGGATCGAACCCACCTCACATCGATTATGAGTCGATTGCTTTCACCAGATAGCTAAAGGAGCGATGGGAAATGGTGGATTTGAACCACCGACCTCACGATTATCAGTCGTGTGCTCTACCGCTAAGCTAATTTCCCTAGGTAGGACCGCCGAGAATTGAACTCGGTTCTGCCGCTTATAAGGCGACGGCTTTAACCAATAAGCAACGGTCCCAAGAAATCAGAATAGATTCAATTGATCTTCTGATTTGTAATCTAAGGGATGATACTTGAGGAACTCCCAAAAAGTCATTTTCATTTCCTTTTGAGTCATTCCACAGTGAGCAGCTGCTTCTGGAAGATTCATACTAGCACGGTAAAGTGCTGTATTTGCTTCATTTACCAGTTTAGGCGTTGTCTTTACTTTCGTCAAGTGCTGCATCAATCTGTTCTTCAATATCTTTATTTGCTGTAGAGGTTTTTGATATCTTTGGGTCAGTACCACTAATAGGATTACCAGGAGTTTTCTGGTATTTTGTCCTATCTATAGTCTTCTTTTTACCCTTTTCTTTCTTACACTTCTTGATAATCTGAATAGCGTCACCCACAGTGACAATACTCATAGAGTCTTCGTCTGGAATTTCAATTCCAAAGCATTCCTCCAAGAACATTACAAGCTCAACCAGATCAAGAGAATCTACCTCAAGATCATCGATGAACTTTGTCTCCATAGTGACTGTATCCCAATCATAGTCTGGCTTATACACAGACTCTTTGATTGCCATTCTTGCGACGGTAAGCAAGACTGAATCATCAACTTTTTTTGCTTTTTTAAGAATTTCTCGAATGTCAGAATAAGCTTTACTGTATGCCATGGTAAAAATTCGGTAGAGAGCGGGTGACGGGGATCGAACCCGTGATTCCAACTTGGAAGGATGGCGTGTTACCGCTACACCACACCCGCATCAGGAGTAGACGACTTGATCAGAGTCAAGCTGTGCCCGAACAACATCAAGAACCCGAAGGAACTGGTCACCATCTTCACAGTCAAGAGATTTGATCGCACCTTCACTGCTAAACAAAGTAAAGCGGCGGGAAGCGATGTCAACAGAGCAGTGAGTCACGTATTCATCAATCATGGTGTTTGCTGTTCACAACGTAGTTATAATAGCACTGGATCGGGCAGAATGTCAAGGGGTGTGCCAGTTTACAAAGTGGATCTGTCGATGACCTCTTTTGACTTTTGCAGCAAACTTACTGCTGCTCTTCTATGTAGGTTATAAAACTGATACGCTTTTGTTTGATCTGTCTTTGGATCTTGAAACTTTTCTTTGGTTAATTCTTCAACGTAGTCATCCAAGTGTCTTTGTAATATTTCTTCTAGGAAGACAGCTTCAGCAAATGTCAAACTCATATGGTATTCTTTAACACCACTGGTAGTATAAGTCACTTCCATAATTTTGTCAATTTAAGTAAATTCCGTTGTCACACTTGACCTCAATTTTATCTCCTTGAGCTTCAATCAGCATATTTTCATCTGCATATAAGTGTAGATCAGTAGATACAATTCTAGCAGATTCTCCAGCGTTTACTTGCCAAGCAGTAGGGTTTCCATATGGACTATCAGCGGGTTTTTTTACCCAGGATCCAGAAGTATTATCATCTGCGTTATCTTCACAATCAATATCCTCACCGACAACGCTGGTTTTCATTTTACCATCGACATAGGTAAAATAATTTCTTTCTACCTTATCATAACGACACCCAGCAGTAAGAATCTGCAAATCCCCAGCACTTCTAATTGCAAACACACCACCAGGTTTGGTCATCTCGATGACTCTGTTGCCTTTGATCGTATCTACAATCTCTCCACCTTCTTCGAGATCATTCTCTCCAAATGACATTTTTGTAGAGAAATTTGGAGCATCGAGCTTAAGATTATTATCAGCACTGATTCCAACATTATTGTTAGAGATTAGCAGCATATTATCTGCTCTCATCTCCCATTTTCCATCTACTTTATCATAACGATCGCCCCAGACTTCGGTATGCATATCACCTTCGACTTGGAGATGAGCATTTCCAACAACGTGAATCGTTAATTTGTCCTTCTCGACATCATCACCGACCTTAACGGTCATGTTGCCTGGTGCTGCAGCATGAATGTTTTCATTTGCATTAATATAGATGTCTCCCTTTTCATCAATATCGATGAAGTGACCATTACAGTGAAGTAATCTAATTCTTTCACCATTTTTCGATCCATTCAGCTCGAAATGATGCCCACACTGAGTTGTGGTGCAATAGTTTTTTGGGTATTCAGTTACAGATTGTGGATTCTTATTCTCGTTTACCGATCCATTAGGCGGCGTTGGATTTACAGCGTTTGCCTGTTCAGGTGTAATTGCCATATCAAATCTTTACTGCAGGGTGACCAACACAATCTATGTAGCTTTGCAGTGGTAGGAGCTCCTTGATTGCTCTTGGTCCACTATACTCATAGGATGGAACAATTGCTGCTGGAGAATCACCAGCTGGTTCAATTCTTGGTTCTACGAATCCAATAACCTTCTTAGTTAATGTTGGTTTGACCAATCTACCTCTAGAGTCAGTAGTAACTGTTCCAACTTCTTCATCTCCAACATAGATCTTAGGATCTTTATATCCTTCTCCAACGTTCGTGATTGTAATATCATTCATGATTGGGATGAGATCTGAGCATCCAGCATAAATTGCTGTTGCAGTTGGTGGAATGAAGAAGTCTAAGAACTTCTCGGTGAAGTTGATTGTAAATTCATATCCATCTGGAGTTGTCAAGACAGCACCAGGTTGAATTAGAACTTCATCTTCTGGGGTGATTGTTGCCAAAGAAATTTTTCCAGTTCCTTGGTAATCGGGATCATCAACTTGTAAGATGGATGGTTGATTCTCAACTACAGTTCCATCTGCAAGCTTAACAAGATTAAGAACCGTTCCCTCTGAGATGTAAGATTTCAGTTCGTTATTGACAATCAAAATAAAGTATTGTTCTTTTGGACAGATAGCATCATCAATACTAAATCCATATCCAACACCAGGAGTTAGAACATCAACTCTTTCGACTTTACCATTTCTGATGACGGGTTTAAACGTAGCACCATTTCCTTCTTGTTCATTACATGTAGAGACAGCTCTTGCTTTAGCGTTGAGACCGAGATTAGGAATATCTCCACCTGCCTTCTTGACAAATGTGCCAACAATTGATCCAACGCTATCAATAATTGGAAGAGCTTTGATTGGTGTGCTTGACTGTAGGGCATCAAACACCATTTTGGGGAAGCAAGGATTCTTATTCAGAAGACTATTGCTACAATTCAGTGGTACAGGATCTCCCAGATTATCAATAAAGTCTTCAAACTTATCGAGTGGACCTCTGGTATCAAAGCTATTGTTGTCAATACCAGTTTCTTCCTTAAATTGTTGAGAATTATTCACTCCCGTTGTTCCACCACCATCTAAAGCTTTAAGATCACCTGTTTTGGTGTCATATGCGTATTTTCTACCGTCAGAACTTTGCCATGGGACATATCCCTTAGCATTTGGTTTACCATTTCCAATAACAGATCCATTTGCAGGAGGCTTAACTTTATATTGATCAACCTCTTTCTGCTTAGCATCTCTTCCTTCTGTATCTTCACCCTGACAAGTTTTGAATACACTTGCACCAATAGAGCAGGACAGAGCACCATCACAGAAGAGATCAAGAAACTCACCAATCTTTGCAATCAATCCCTGAATTAATCCAATAGCACCTTTGATACCATTTAAAATACCAGAAATAATTGCGAGACCCTGCTGCAGCAGGCTCATAACTTGAGCCATGATCTTGCCAAGAATGTCTTGGATCAGACAAAGAGCTGTGTCAAGAATCTTCCCAACCATGTCAAGAAGAAGATTCATAATAAAGTTACCAATTTCTCCTAGAATTTGGTCAAACAAACAAGCAATCAGATCTCCAAATGATTTGAGTTGTTTCTTGACTGGTTGTAGAATATCTGGATTTGGAATCTTGATCTTGTCCATCTGCTTTCGGATGAACTTCTGAACCTCCCTTAAGACCCATCCTTTGATTCCACCCAAAAGACCACTCATTCCATTTTGGATTCTATTAGCGGTCTTCTGAATCTTACCAACAAAATCTTCTACCTTTCCTGTATTTTTGTTGATAAATTCCCCGATCGGGTTCTTCTCAATATTCCTAGCAAATGCAAACAATTCATTCAGTGGAGTGCCGATCTTTGTCTCTGCCTCCGATCCACATTTGCCATTTGCAATATTGACAACATAGCACTTACGCTTATCTGCTGCTTTCTGGCTGTCAGTTTGCTCTTTACCTTTACCTCTCTCTTCCTGCGATCCTGCAGTTCCAGTTCCACCTCCTCCGCCACCGCCAAATGGGACGACTGGTAATGATATTGGACCAGCACCTCCTGTAGATCCAGTTCCACCAGGCAGGGATCCAGAATCTCCATGCTTTTTCTTATCATAGTTTGGAGAAACAATAGGTTTGAATCCTTCTTCTGCAGATTCTTGACCGTAGGTTCCTAAGTGGTTATCACCGATTGTTCCTAAGACAATAGGAATTTGAGCCGCGGCTCCATCCATAAAGAATCCAACTACCCAAGCACCTTTCTCCAATTGGTGAACACTACCAATACCATTTGTCTGAGGAGAAGTTGCAGGCATCATAACAGATGCCCAGGGAAGATCATCAGTCTTTAAAGTTTTCTTGCTTTTAGTATGGTATCCAAGAATTCTGACTTGAACTTTACCAGTTTCATCCTTATTCTTTCCAGATCCGTTGTTTTCAACCTGACCCATCCACCAGTTGAAACCATCTTTACCGATAAAGTTAGCTGTCGCTTCTAAAAGTGCCATCTTTAACCAAAAATACCTTTAAGTACGTTCTTCTTCCCGTCTTCAGTGAGGTTACCAAGACTATCACTATATAGGGTTAATTTTGTAATCATAGATCCAGTTGATGTTCTCCATTCTCTTTCTACTTTTCCGATCAAATATTTTCCACTGTCTTGAACATTAAGTTGTTTTGTTTTACCGAAGTAGCTTGCAAGCAAAACAACATCTCCAATCTCTGCATCCATTCTACCATAGTATTCAAGTTCAACTTTCTTGTTGAACAGCATTTTTCCTCTAAATGCAGATTGGAAAGCAACTCTATTTGCATCTTTGGTATATGAACCTTCCAAGAACAGAGTGCTGTCCAGAACTTTTGACATGATGCGTGTTGGAGCAGCAACAGCACTGTAATAATCTGGAAGTTCCGACTCATTCAATTTAGGAATGTCCTTATAAACCTCCAGAGCTTTGTAAGATTGATCGACTACCTTTCTAGATCCAACATCGTAAGTAATCAATCGAGCAGCATAACTTCCATAGTTGATTCCCTGCAATACATCACTAGTTTGTGTTGCATTTATCTTATCAACTTGAATTAAACTTCTATCTTCTTTAAGTTCATCCTCTCCAAAACTACCACCGACAACTACTCTGAATTTCGCTTCTTGCTTAACTAAGCTATCGATTGCTTTCCAGTTGTATCCAGTCTGATTCTCATAGAATAAAAACCCAGCAGTAGCAGATGTACCACTCTTCTTTGTGTAAATTGACTTATCAGACATGAATTGTATGATAGTAAATGGATTCCAGAAATTAGTGATAAAACTGAGTCTATTACTTGCTTTATCAGCATTTAAAGGATATTGACTTTGTAGTATATCCCTTATCAAATACTCTACAACTTCTGTTGGAGTTTTGTTTTTGATTGGTACAGATAATTTGGCAGCTGTATTATTGATAAAATCTGGACTAACAAGATGCAAAGTTGCTTTTGATTTAGATCCATCAATAATCATCTTATCAGTAACACAGTAAACAACCATGTTAAGTTCGATAAAATTTGCGTCCTTTGTATTTTGATTGTCAAAGAACTTAAGTTGTACTGGTTCAAATCCAAAAATTTTCGACAGCACACCAGTCTCTGTATCAGTGAGTTCTACAGATACCCTAAGATTTGATGATTGAATATCTTCGAAGTAGTTCAATCGCAACAAGTGACTATCACCAAAGGACTTCTTTTCCCCCTCGATTGTGATATTCAAATAACCTAGTTTAAAATTAGACTTACTCATGCGAATTGACTTGTCCTAGCGTAAACATCAAAAAATGGACTGACAGATAATTCAACTTCGGCATCTGATTCAGTATCATAGGATGGAGAAGAAGTTGCTGCACTTGGAGACGATATTTGTGTTGCCTGAGCAAAAGATTGGACTTCGAATTTTGTTTTCTCTTCTTGGCTAGCGATAATATCCATTTCCAATTGATTAGTAAGATCGAGCAAATCTGGATTTCTATCAGCTATACTAGAGACATTCTCTGTAAAAGATGGATTATTATATAGAGAAACAATCTTAGATATAAACTCTGGAGCATTTGTTCCAAATGAATTGGAACTCATATTTTGAAGCCCGAATCCAAGAGAAGTATTAAAAGATGAAGACTTCATCATGTCTCCACCAAATGACATCGATGGATTGAAAGTAAAGCTCGACTTTAAGGAATCTGGTGCTCTGGATACTTCAGATAGTATTCCACCTCCAGTACCACTTATTACTCCACCATTTCCAAAAACATTTTGAAAAGAACCAGGTCCATATTGTCTTGTAGAGGGGGGTTGTCCAGTATTACTAGTAGCTGATTGTGCCATGGATCCTGGAGTTCCAGTCAATTGTTGACCATTAGCTCCAGTTACTAGTGGTGCGGCGGGGGATCCAGCAGGACTTGCCGTACCAGAAGTAGTTTGATTATTGTTTATATTTGTTGTAGTCTGGTTACCACCCCTTAGAGATAATTGAGATGATGAAGATGGGGCATTCTGTAATTGTGGTTTTGGAAGACCGAATACATTAGAGAGATAATTGATATTTTGAGATACTGCGTCTTGTTGCTCTTTAGTATGAATTGGTAATGATGACATCAAGTCCATCAATCCAGAGGCAACAGATCTAAGTGGCAAAGCAACTGCACTTGCAAGAGCTTTCTTCAGAGATCCATCAATATCTAATGATTCATCGAGTTTTTCTGAGATGTTTTTACTATAATCAGTAAATCCTGCTTCCTTTAAAGATTCTACCTGACTTCCACCTGGAGCTGCTCCTGCAGGAGCTGCAGACACAGATGGAACTGGTGGCATTAATGCTGACGTTCCACTAATTAATCCACCAGTTGCTTGTCTAGTAGTTGAAGGATTGGATCCACCACCTCCACCTCCTGAAGGAGTTGATCCACCACCTCTAGCTCTATTGATTGCATTATCAATCCACCTTTGCCAGTTCTTCTCCTCATCTGCTGATCTAACTTTCTTATCTTTAGCATCTCTAGCAGCTCTTTCTGCTGCTCCCATTATACCAGGAGTTATGGGATCAAGATCAACATCTCTAAGATCTCCTGGATTTAAGAAGTTGCTAAACCTCTTAAACGTAGATGCTTCTTGATAAACATCAGTTTGATCTAAGTTTACGTTAGATACAGTTGTCCTATCATCTCTACGATCTGCTTCTGCAATATCCTGCAGTCTCTCAGCAAGCAAAAAGTCTTTGTAGATATCATCACCAAAATAAAAATTGATAAGGGCATTCCTATCTTCAACCAACTTTTTAACGTTGGATAAAGTTTCATTTACATCAGCAATAGTCGGAAATGCAATCTCTGCCATTTACTTTTTCTTTGATCCTTTATTAAATGGACTTATCACAACTGATCCACCACCACGAAGATTTCTTCTTCTAACTGGCATAGGAACAACTTGAGAACTCCCTCTAACTGGTACAGGGACAACTACACTTCTATTTAACCTACTTCTTTGAAGGTTTCTTTCTTGTCTGCCACCGCCAGGTCTATAAACTGGTTTTTGAGTTTTGCCCATATCATATGCAACCTGAGCTCCAAGACCAACCCACCCGAACGGACCAGGAAGTGCAGATATAGCACCTAAAGCTGCTCCGCCATAATCACCCTTTCTAATTCTATCTTGAACGTCGTATACTGCAGCAGCAATTCCAAGAAAAGGAATTGCTCTACCAAACTTAGCGAGAATGGGACTAGTCTTAGAACTAATTTCAGCTAACTTTTTAAGAGCTTCAACATCTGCCGCCTTTGATAAATCATATACAATTTTTCTACCCTGAGCAGCAGATTGACTGAACAATCTCTGAACATCACTGGTCCTAACAAACTGTTCGATACCCTTGGTAGGATCAAATCCCCTACTAATTCTACTTCCAAAGAAGTTTTTAAGTCCTCTTGCTCCCTGAGCGCGAGGAAGAACAATTACTGTTCCATTCTTACCAGCATACTTTATCGATGTCATCAGATCTGGTGTAAAATATTGACCAGCGTAGTTTGCACCTGCCAGTTTTTTAAATATATCTGGTTTCCATTTTTGCCAGAAAAGTTTTGTGATTTGTTGATCTGCAAAATCAGCTAATTTTCTTCCCTTGAAGATTCTTCCAAAGATAGTCTTTGGATTCGATGGTCCAGATCCAGTAAAATCAGCACTAAATTCAACACCCTCACCGAGACCTTTGAACATAAGATCTGTCTTAAATCTCAATTCATCAGTCACAGACATCAAGAATCTAGCCATTAATCCAGGCAGATTGAATGATCCTGTTTTACTTTGTTCCTCCCAGTATTGTCTAGTAGATTCTCTTTCTGACTCTGGTATTAAACCACTATTCAATATCATTTGCTGATACTGAGAATTGGACATAGATATAAATTCAGTCAATCCCCCTTGACCACTACCAGGTCCACCAGTTCCGACATATGGAACCAGAGATCTCCACCTTGGATAAGGGGAAGTTGTGTTAGGACTCAGAAAATCTAAACTGGTGTGAGGACCAGTCAAACTACCAACTTCAGATCTCGGATGAGATTTTGTTCCCATCAATCCAAGAACCTGACCTCTTTGTACTGTGTCTCCAGGTCTTACATATTTGTTTACTTCAGAACTTGGAAAGTGAGCATAAAGTTGATCAAATTGCTCATTTGGATATTGTGGGTGAGAACCTCTAATTATGACATAGTTACCATAACCAGATCCCATTTCACGATCACCACCAACTCTATTTGGATTATATTGATACCCCCATTCAATAACTCTACCTGGGAATACGACTAAGTTATAATGTCCATCTGGAGTAAAGTCTACACCAGGTTCACCAGTAGCATCAATTCTAACCCCACCAGGAATGTTTAATGGTGCAAATTGTGGTGCCTCTTGAGGTTGTTCAGATGCTTCTCCAGCAGTTCCAGCTGAACCAGGTCTTCTTTTAATTTCTTTGTGGGATGCTACTTGTTGTAATTTTTGCTGGAATCCCTCAACATTAAAAACTTCCATACTTCCAGCAGCTCTTCCAACTCCCTCTGGTTGGGACATTCCAAAGGTTCTTGCGAGTTGTGTAATATCATTCAAAACTCTAGAGGAAGATCTTCCATGTGGTAAAGCATAAGCAACAGAATAAGTTGCTCCAAGCAATACAGATCCGATCTCTCGATAAATTGATCGAGTGATCTCTGGCATCTGACTCACTCTAGCAACAAGCTCATCTCCTTTTCTACTTGCACGTTCACCGATTAATGCCCTTCCTGGTCCACTTGGAACACCACCTTTTGCATTTAAGGTTACACCATATTTCCTGTCAGTTTCCTCAATCTGTTTCTCTAATTCTCTAAGAGATTTTGCTTCAGTGGTGTTGATTGGCGATCCATCTGCATTTAAATCTGCTGTTAAATTTATAGTCTGTCCAGGTATGGTTAAAGGTATTTCTTCCTCTTTAAGTTCTCCCAGTGCTTTCAAAATAATAGCCGCTGGAACAAATGGAGCGCCAGTCAACTGAAGAACAGGATATATAAGTTTTTCGTCCTTTGCCTCTAATCTCAGTTCATTTAAACGTTTTTTATACTCTGCCTTATCTTTAGTTTTAAGATCTAAAAGTTGGTTAGCTCTTTCTTCTGCTTTTTTGTTCTCAAATTCTTGTAAAGCCTGACCCCCAAGGATAGCAGCCAATCCAATTTTGTTTCCAGTTGGTAAACCAGATCTAATATTGACTGTTGGTTTTGTTGTAGCAGTTCTTGGAGAACGGACAATCTTATTTGCAGGAACCTGAGGTGGTTTTGGAACAAATGGTTGCTTCGGACGAATCGTAGGTGGTTGTTGCCCTGGTGGTTTTACTTGTGGGGCAGTTGCTGGAACCTGAGCAGCCTTTGGAGTCTGTTTAGTTTTTGGTGCTCCACTCAAAGCAAGAGGAACATTAACTGGAGTCTGAGCTGGTTGTGCAACCTGCTCCTGTGCCTCTGCTTGACGAACTGGTTGATTTACTCTTACTGGAGTTTTAGTTCTTCCCCTTTGATTTCTTCTAGGTCTAAGATCAACTTTTACTTCTGCCTCTTCCTTTGGAACAGGTATCTTTCCAATTACAATTCTGTTATGAACGTATTTCTTACCAAGGAAGAATTTTGGTCTAGTTCTTAAGTAATCAAAATACTTAAGTTCAGTCTTTAAATACCCCTCCATCGACTTTGCGAAGTTATCGCAAGTCTCTTCAAGAGTTTGTAGATCAATAGCGTACTTCTTATCCATATTACGTTATTGCAAACCCCTCTGATGAATTGCGTACACCCCTACCAAATGGATCAAAATAATCGAAGTCATCTTCTTCTTTAGAATTTGACATCGGCACATAAGTTACAGATCCAGGTATATAAACTGGAGCATAAGCGACAGTAACATTTTCTTCTGGTCTTTTTGAGGGAGTAAGAGATCTTGATTGCTCGTTTCCTCTCAGATCCATAGTTTTATCCCACCCAGGGGTACTCGTTTGTTTCATCGTTTCTCTGAGTGTATCATAATATTGTTGCTGTTTTATAGATGTATCAACTGCACTTTCAACGATACCTCTATACTGAGATCCACCTGGCATATTGACCACATCTCTAGCATTTTGAATAGCTTGGTTCAATCTTGGATTAGAAGATCTCTGAGCATCTCCTTGTGGAGATACAGTTTTTGTTGCTTGTGCATCAAATTGCCCTTGTGGACCTTGATACCATCTAGATGTTGGTATTAATTTTCTAGCACTTCTTTGGTTGAATCTATTGATATCTTCTTGAGTATATGTCTTCTTCGTCTCTCCAATATCAATTCCTAATAGTTTTTGTTTGACTGTTCCTTGTCCAACAAATTCAGTTCCTCTAGGAGCTATGACATTACCAGTATTAGGTAAGAATCTAGAAAGCATTTCCAGCCATCCACCACCTTGCCCTGGTGGACGAGCAGCTGCTACAAGATTACTAAAGCTTGGTGGTATTCCTGCTGGTCCTGGATTTGTTCTTCCGTATGAGATAGAACCTGGACCAACATACCATCCAAATAAATGCCCATGTCTAGTTCTATCTGCTATTCCCCCAGGATAAATGTTTGCTGCAGAAGGAACGGCAAAGTCAGTTCTTCCTCCAACAAAGTTAGCAGCATCTGCCTGCAACTGAGGATTTGTAATATTTGCTGCTGCTTCATCGACATATTGTGTCGCTGTAGCAATTCCCTTTCCTTTATGAGATGCCACAGCAGCAATAGCAGTATCCCTATCTCCAATAGCTCTCCACAAATTCTGATCAGATTCTCTGACTGGTTGAAACTGCCCTGGAGATAAAACAGCTTCTTTTATAGTTTTGACACTATACACTCCAGATGCAACTCTGTTATACACAACCTGCGCTACGTCTGCTTCTCCTTGAGGAGTTACTCCTTCCAAAGATGCAATAGCTGCTAAGGTCCAAAAGTCTGCACTATCACCCTGTATAACTGGACCTGGGGGAGGAGTTGGTTGTTGTAAAAATGGCAGGGGTATGTTTAACGTCTCAATAAAATTAGCAATACCCAATTGAGATTTATCGAGTTTTGCCAACATTCCAGCTCCCCCTGGAATTGGACTAGGCATTTTGGTTGAACCAAACGTTCTTCTCAACGACTGGAATCCAAGAAGAACAGATGCAGTTGATTCTCCAGCTGGCAAATACTCAAGAAGAGAGTCCGTTACACCAACCATCAAAGATCCAACCATGCCAAAAGAATCTTTGATAATATCACCGATTTGTGGTGCTGGAATAATTATTGTTGGTTCACCAGATGGATTAATTCTGGTCAGAACTGGTTTTTTAACAAATCCACCTTCAGGATAAGAAACTAAAGTTCCTGGTGTCGTTCCACCTTTTGCATATGCATATTTTCTTACAAATAAAATAGAGAATGCAAAACCTAAATCATCTAAAACTGAAACAGTCGTCTCGGCACCTTGCTGCAATCCTGCAGCAAATTGCTGCAATCCTGCAGCAAATCCTGGTTCCAAGTCTCGTAACCTAGGAATAGGAATCTGCGGAGGAAAAGAAGGTCCCTGTTGTGGTTGTGGAGCTGGTGCAGGAGCAGGTGCGGGAGCAGGAGCGGGTGCTGGAACTGGTGCAGTGACTGGTTGCTGCTGTGGTTGCTTCTGTCTACCTCTACCTCTTCTAAATGAAGGAATTCCACCAGAAGGTTCCTCTGCTACTTCTACCTCTGGAAGTGTTGGGGTAACATTAATGAACTTCTCAACAAACGCAGTTACGAAGTAAAACCTCTGTCTTGATCTGAGATATTCAATATATTTCTGTTCTTTCAATAAAAAATTGTCCAACGCCGCAGCGAAACTATCAGCACTTGCTGTCAGTAATGCTACATCGATTGGACTCTTTGGCATTTTATCTACGATTTCTTTGCCTTTCTTGTTCTACACGCTCTCTTTCCTCTTGCAGGAAAGCAGCTAGTAAGTTGATATAGACATCCCTTTCCCAAGGAATCATATTTTCAATATCAGTCAAGCTATATTTATGGTGCTGTACTAAAGCGAAGTTGGTCTTATAAAATGCCATAAGACTCTCATGGAAAAGGGCTATGCGAAAAAATTTGCAAGACCTTCGATAACAATTTCACTCTCAACTCTGGTATTTGGATTTCTAACTTTAAGAACATGCTTCAGAGTTGGCATCGTATTGAAAAATTCCTGAATCATTTCAAATTGCTTATTGGTCAATTTTTCCACCCATTCTTTTGCTTCATCAAAAGAAAACTCACCATAATCATCCTCACCAACAAATACCTTGCTGATGCAACTAGCAACCAGATCATATGGATCTGGAGCCTCTGATGTAAAGTTGACTTTAGCAAAATACTCAAGGTTTGGATACTTCATAACCAAAAGAGTATTGTCATCAAGCTTAATTTCCTTCTTGTGTTCTTTAGGGAAATGAACGTTGATGTCATTTACTTGGAACGTAACCTCAATCTCCGTTTCTTGATCGTCTGGGCAGGTTACACGCATCGTAATTTCTTCTTGAATTGATCTTGCTCTCATGTTCAAGAAGATGTATTCAACATCGAACAGAGAAAGATCATCAATTTTGAAGTTTGGTGTTACGATGCAATTCTCAAAGATTTGAATGATTGCATCTAGAATTTCTTGTTCTTCTCCAGTTTCAAGTGCAATCAGAAGAAGTTTTTGCTCTTTAACAAGAAATGGGCGATACTTAATTTTCTTTTTTGTCGAAGGCACCACCAATTCGTAAATTGGTGTTGAAATAGATGGTAATGGCATAATGACTTATGGTATAAATGGTTTGGACACTTCGTAGTAGATACCTACAGTAACTTTTACTAGACCGTTTGCACTCGCACTAGAAAGAGGAATGGATGACATAGAAAAGGGATAAGCATTTTGTAAGGTTACCGCATATGGTGTCCAATAATTTTTAGTTTTTGCTTTACCCGTTGGTCCAGTTTTCTCCATTTTATATATGGATAAAGTTTGAGCTATATCATTATAGAAACGAACTGGATTTGTTTGAATTTGTCTATTTAATGCTTGATCTTTGGTATATGGAGAGTCGGTCGAATAACCAGAAATGAAATCCATCCAACCTCTAAAAAATCTATATGGAGTGGAAGTTGTATCACAATAAAATGATACGTCAAATTCATTAAAAATTTTGGCGGATGGAACTTTGATGTTTTTACCTTTATGATATGAACGAATATCTTGGGTGGTAAAAGTCAATCCTGGTATCTGAATTTCATTACATAAAAAATCCCAGTTTGATGAGGTATTCCAGTCAGATCGTTGTATTCCAAATCCTTCCAAATATGTTGCAAGATCACCCGTAATCGCACAATTAAAATTGTAAAGAGTGGCATTAGATGGACCACCCTTTTCTTTGACAATTGAAGATATAAATTGAGAAACAGTTCTGAGTGACGTATAAGCTGCCATAAATACCCATTATGGGGTGAATCCTATTTATTTATGGCGTCATATAAAGGGAAGTACAGACCTACTCACTACAGGAAATACAAAGGAGATCCGACTAACATTATATACCGATCTCTTTGGGAACGCAAGTTCATGTATTACTGCGATCACAACGAAAATGTGATCGAATGGTCTAGTGAAGAATATGTCATTCCATATAAATCGCCAATTGACGGTCGATGGCATCGTTATTTCCCTGATTTTTACATGAAAGTAAAACAAACAGATGGAAGTACCGAAACATACTTAGTTGAGGTGAAACCAAAGGCTCAAGTCGATGGTCCGCAACCTCAAAAGAAAGTTACCAAGAGATACATAACGGAGGTAGCGAATTATGCCATCAACCAAGCAAAGTGGAAAGCAGCAGAAGAATTCTGCAGGGACAGGCTTTGGAAGTTCAAAATCATCACAGAAGTCGAACTCAAAGTTTGATAATCTCATCAAAGAATATAAAGGCAAGAAGATATCAAATAGCGAACTGAGATATGAGGTCTTCTTGATATTAGACGAGGCTGGGGTAGGAAAAGGAAGTACTGTAAAGGAAGATAATTTTTACTTCTTTGAGTATGATCCAAAATGGAGGTCTGTACTAAAAGAGTGGGATCAATATCCTCTTATAAAGGTGGTAGAACGAAAAGGAAACATCTTGGGAGCAAACTTGCATTATGTTTCTCCAAAGCAGAGGTTATCGATTCTAAATAATAAAAATAGAGCTTTACCTAAAGAAACTCTACATTATTACATTCCTAGAAATAGGGAAACGAATTTTTATGAGTTGACCGAAGCAGATGCAATCATTTTGAGCCAATTACCCTTAGACAAATTTCACAGGAATAGATAATGGCAAATTATTCATATCCAAATGGAGTTTCCAAAATACCTTATGCTTCGTATTTGCAGATTAAAAGGTATGAGTACAATTCTGGACTAGCTAACGCTGAGAATGCATCTAAACTTGGAACTCAAGGTAGAATAAAAAATTTTAATAGTGTTGCAGGTGGTTTAGTTGGAGGACCAGCTAGAGCTCTTTATGGGCAAGATGCAGGCAGCACTTCTTTGTCATCTTCTTCAACTATAAATCCAACAGCATCTCAAAGAAGAGCAGCAGGTCTTCCTCCTCCAGGCGGCAATCGCAGAGGAGCAGCACCAACCACCCAAAGCAATATTCCTATTACTGGTCTTACAGAGGAACAGTTTAATAAAATAGTAGAAGCTGGTCCTCCAGTAGAAGCCACAAACGCAAATGGTACTAAAAGACCAATAACCCGATGGGAAGAAATTAAACAATTAATAGAGTCTGCATCTAAAACTGAACAACAATCAAAAGGAACAACATTAGATATTGTTTTACCAAATGAGGTTCAGTATAGTTATGGAGCTGAGTGGAATAACACATTTAGACTTGGTACTCTCGCTCTCCTTGCTGGAAATGTTGCTCAAGGTGTTGCACAACTTGCGACAAGTGCGACGTTGGGTGCAGGGTTGGGAGCTCTCTCTTCTTTTGCGAATCAAGGTACTGGAGCAGCCCAAACACCCAGACAGCAACTCAGGGGTGCAGCTTTAGTTGGAGCTGCTCAAGGAATCAACCCATTTCAAATCAACTCACCACTAGGAGTATCTGGAGCAGGATTAACAAATTTAGTGGGTCTTGCTGGACTTGCCCCTAATGAAAACGCTGTACAGTTTTTTCAGAGGATGGCAAACAGGGAGTTTAGATTTACCTTTGAAATGTTTGCTCCAGATGATACAACTGCTAATGAGATTGAAAAAATTATTAATATATTCTTCAAACAAGGTATGCATCCAGATGATAAGGTTGGATTATTAGGATTTCCAGATGTATATGAAATAAACCCAAAATTTGTATCTGAAAATGGAGTATCTGAAAATCACAAATTACTTCCAAGAACTAAACTTTGTGCTTTGACAAATATGACAGTAAATGCTGCTCCAGCTAACTTCTTCCAAACAACATTTGAAGGATACATTCCAATTGTAACTTGCGAAGTAACTTTCAAAGAAATCACAGCACTCACAAGACAAGATTTAGAGGCAGGTCTGTAAAATGACATTATCTAATTTACCAGACGTACTTTACAATATAAATCCTGGATTTGCAGATACTCGAATTCTTGCAGTCAAGAATCTTTGGCGCAGAGCACAAATTCTCGATAATTACAAAAACGAAATTTCTCTTTTTGACGAATATATTGTAAACAACGGAGAAACCCCAGAAACCATAGCTCAAGAGTATTATTCGAATCCATTCTATAACTGGACAATCTTGATCGCTAATGATATTGTGAATTATCACGATCAGTGGCCAAGATCAAATATTGCACTGAATGAGTATGTTTTCTCAAAATACGAGAACCCTGGAGCAACAAAGCAATATGAGACAACAGAAGTAACAGACGATTCTGGAAATGTTCTTCTTAAAGCTGGACTGGTAGTTCCTTCCACATATACTCTTACATATTCAGATTCTGGTGGATTCCCAGTCACGGTTGCTCCAGTTGTTCCTGTTTCCTTCTACGAATATGAAGATCGTTTGAATGAGGAAAAAGAAAAAATTCAAATCATAAAACCAGACCTAATTGAAGATTTTGTACAAGCGTATCAAAAAATCTTACTACGAGGTGGTGATTTGTCTATTGGACTTTCTTTCTCTGACATCAAGTTATAAAAACCCTAGAGCAAAAAAATACCCCGAAATTTTTTTCGGGGTTTTTTGTAACTAAAAAGTGGATTTTGCCTGGGGAGGGCAGTTTGGGGAATCGTTCCAGTGTCTTACGACCCCCGCAACAATAAAAAGATTAGTAATGAGATAAGTACAGAATATAATAGTCCGTACACCAGCAACGTAGTCTGCTTCTCTGTCATCATTTGTTGCTTTCTCCCCTAACGCTTTAGACCATATTCTCCACATCAATCCTCAGCAGCGAGCTTGGCGAAGTATGAGATGGTATCATCTTCATCCTCAACGGATGCCTCATCTACACGAGAACGACTCTCGAAAGTAGGAAGAGAGGGGCTGAATTCTTCCTCCTCATCTTCAACAGTCTCGCGATCGATGCGAGAAGGTGACACAGTATTGGTCAGCACAGAATCGAGACGCTCTTTCAGCTCTTCGTAGGTCTTGAACTGATCTGGAGCAGTAAAGGAAGTCAGACTATATTCTTGCTTCCAGATTGCTTCCAGCTTGGCATCTTCATAATCACCCAGAGTACCAGCACGATCAAACTCAGACTTGTCGTAGTTCCAATAACCAGCGACCTTCTGAATCTTCAACTTGAAGTCAGCACCCTGCCACAGATCAAAAGGATTGACAGGCTTCTCATCTTCAAATGCAGGCTGCATAGCTTCCATGATCTTATCAAAGATCTTCTTACCATAACGGTACAGGAAGACGCGACCTTCGTTCTCGGGGTGAGCAGAATCCTTCACAACATAAATGTTGCTGTAGTAATTCAGCTTACGCTTCTGCTTACGTGCAACCTCTTTATCAGCGTCGTTGCCGCTGTTCCAGAGGACCCGATTGTAGTCCGACACGGGATCTTTCTTGCCCAAAGTTGTCAAGGAGTTCTCAATATACCAACCACCAGGACCCTGGAAGGCATGACTCCAAACTTGTGCCCAGGGCAGGTCTTCGCCCTCGGGTGCAGGGAGGAAACGGATCACAGCGTAACCGTTACCTGCTTTATCTACCTCAGGCTTCCAAAGGCGATCATCGCTACTACCTTTGGTTTCAGTCTTGTTCAGAGTCTCTGCTTTGGCAAGCAGATCAGTGAAGCTGGATTTTTTGAGGGATGCAAAAGACATGTGTATTCTCCGTATTTTTGGTGTACTTGTCGTATTACTACCCACTAAGGGTAGCATACTATTTAGAAGGTGTCAAGCTGACTCAACATCTTTTTGACATCCTCCTTCAGGGTCTCATAGAATGCTGCATTTACATCTGCAGGATTCATGCCCAGCATTTTAGCAGCATTTCTCATCTGCTCCATGAAATCTTTAGCTTGATCGTCATCGCACAAAGAAATTCTCATGAACATGGTTTGCTGAAGATCAATCAGATCGATCATCTTCTCTAACTGAATTTTCTTTTGTGATGCTGTGAGCAGCAAACCCATCTTGTTGATCTCGATGTAGAGTTCTTGCATTCTTTTTAGTTCTTGCTGAACTACCTCGGATTCAAAAAATTTACTCATAAGAATTCTCTCTGGATGATCTTTTTATATTTAAGAGCATCGATGTGAAGAAAGGGTTCGTATTTCACTACTCTATTTTTTAGAGGTTCCCACACTACCTGATCGTTGATTGTCTTATCGAGATGATCGACATACTTAAAGATCTTTTGGAAGATAGAGAGTGTCTCCAGAGTTATTCTACCACCCAGGTGAGCTTTTATCAAGGGGGGATGGACACTTTCTGTCCTGAACAAGTCGTCAAATTTATTTGAGATCGAGTGAAGGGTGGACACGTCTTGAGAGAACAGATAGGAGAGAGACTGCATCCTTTTTAGATAGTCTGTGTAGTTCTTAGATCCTTCTCTTGCTATCTGACCTACCCACTGACCA